GTGTTACCTGACACATCGTCGTTGACAGCTTGAAGGTTTAGATCAGCGTCGGTAACAGAAACTTTCTGCTCAGTTGAATTTAATAAAGTTATTTGGCCTTTAGTCCACGGATCAATGCCAGCAGAAATGCTGAACCGGCGACGATCAGAGTCATCCAAATCAAAATGCGTTTGACCAGCACCATAACTCCAGTCAGTTTGAGAACGAGTCCAAGCGCCACTTGTATCTAAAGTGTTTTCGCCCGGCTCTTTACTTGTATCCCTTTGTTCACGCAAAGCAGGCACCGTTGTACGCCTATATTGGCGTGTGTCGATAAGGAACTGAGTCCCATCAATATCAACAGGCAGCGATGCAGGGTTATAACTCACGCTTTGAACCCACTCCAGTTAGCACCCGGACGATTAGCCGAGTTTCGTTGCCACATCTGAGGGTACATTGAAGCTAACCGGGCAGCTTCAGCTTGGACACGCTGATCTCGACGGAACCGCAGATCTCTCATTGAAGCAGATATAGCCCCCGGAGGTACTTCTTCCGCCATTCTCGAAGTTCCTTCAGCATCAAGGAACTCTCGGCGTATGGGAGCAGTTGTCATTAAAGCTAAAGCTGCGCCTAGAGGCGGTAAATCGTAAGCTGTAGATTGCAGCCCGGTAGTAGAACGAGCGGTTGCCCCATCAGCGATAGGGGTAAGTGGCGACTTGTAACTCACTGTTACTTTTTGGCCCGGCCACGCCGACGTATAAAGAATAAGCGCTAACCCACTACTGAATGAACTTGTGTCACGGTTTCTTTTCAATCGCCACGACATCACTTCAGGTTCGCTGGCTTCTGACCCAACATCTGCGTAAGTAACTGAGTAAACAGAATTAACTACGTTGCTCCCAGTGTCAAGGTTGTAACCGTCTACTCCCCCGTTGTAAGTAAAACTTGTTGTCAACATTTGGAACAAGCCGCTACTCGGGGTAGACAAATCAGCTAATTCGTCATTGATTGATTGAACAATGCGATGAGTTGGGAACTTCGGGGAAACCCGAACGATTGAATCAACAGCGTGTCCCGTTGCTGAAGCAGTCGAACCACCATACCCACGGATAACATTGACTTGTGTGTCACCAGTTTTAGATGTGACGTACATAAGCTCTGAACCAATTTCAATGACAGTGCCCCTTGAAATGCCACCTGCTAAACCCTGAACATAGATAGTTGTGCTAGTCGCATCGGAAACAAGTGGCGCAATGACAAGATCAAGTTCCTCAACATACCCCGACAAAAGCATGTCCCTTGTCTGGTCAATCCATACTTGTGCAGTCATTGTTTGCTCCCGAGAACGTCGTTAAGGGCTCGTTCTTTACGTTTCTTTTCCGACTTTGGTCCTTGGAGGAGCGTTCCGGCTGTGATCTCGTGCGAGGTCGAAGCGTCCCGTTCCATTTTGGCAGCGCCATCAACAGTCTTGGGCTGAATACCCTCAGATCGGAGGCGTTTGTAGGCTGCCATATCCCTTTCTTTGTCTCTTTCTTTAGCTTTAGACCCAGACCAATCAATCGCCTTGCCATCGTGCATACCTCTTGTCGGTGTAGCTGACGCAGCGATATGCACTTCACCGAAATACTTACGAACAACTCCCCCACACGAATCGCAAATACCGTCATAGGTTTCATCAAACCCGTGACGAATCTCATGGTTCAACCCACAGTCGAGACATCGGTAACAATAAATTGGCACTATTCTGGTCCTACTCTGAATGAATAACCTGCCCCAACGAGGACAGTTTCTTCTGCTTCTGTTAAATCACGAGGGCTTTCATGTCCCCCATAGATCCATCTTGTCACGGTTGAAGCGTCTGATGGAAGATGGGTTTGTACAACTGATCCATTGACAATAAAGACATTCCCACCTTTAACTCCCGGCGAGAAATGCCTCATCAATGCGTAAGCTGCTCGCGAAGGTGCATCCTCTGGGACGCCGACCCGTGAAAGCGTGTTAGAGGTTGGCATAACAAGTAATCGGTACACTTGTTTGGGCCCCATAACAGATGTGCAACTGATAGTGCTGGCGGTAAAGGTATAGTTACCACTTGCTGCCTCCGAAGGCATAGACGCTGTAGCCGCAATAGTCGCTGGCGTAGCATCAATAGTTATGTAAAGTGAATGGCCGGGGAAAGCCGCCTGACACGCCACAGTAGCCGGCGTAACAGCCGCTGAGACCGTCGGGGTGGGGAGCGTAGCTGGGGCTTCAATGCCGCCCTCTACGACGATTGAGTTAGCTGTGACTGTTGGAACAATTACTACCGGACAAGCAACGGTTGACGCATTAACTGTCGCCGGGACCGATACGCCAGCCGAGAACGTCGTCGTAACACCGATTGTGGCTGGCGTCGCAATCGCCGCCACAGTAAAGCCAGTATCAACAGGCTGAGAGTAGCCAACACCCGACTGGCTGTAATCCACCAAGATACGGTTGTCTGGTATCGAGGTGTCACGTTCTGGATAGGTGAAGCCACTCTTGTTATAGTCATAACCTGCGCTATAAGCTACGCCACCCGGACGTTTCGGTGTGTAAACATATGCAAACGTGAGCGACAGATCTGCCGTACACCCGATTGTGGTAGCAGAAATAATCGCATCACGTTTTGCGTAAGGAAAGTTAGCTTCCCTATATTGAATGCCGCTTTCATTGTAATCGTAGCTACCCGGATATTTTGGGGCGTAGTCGAACCCCGGCTCTTGATATTCAATCTCGTCTTTGTTGTAAGGATTGACAGCGGGGAGCGGCACCGGGAAGCCTCATCTTTCTAGCTGGTAATTGCTGCTGTTTCTGGATCTCCCACTTTTCTGGCAGCAACAGCCTTACCAATAGATACAAGGGCCGCAACACCGGCGACCTTCAATGAGTCAGACCAATCTGGTCCGGGCACTGCCATCGCAGCTACCCACGCCTGAGCGAAGGTAGAGATAGCACGTTCCAATGAATCTTTAATAAAACGCTGGTTGAACAACTTGGTTCCTCCGTATTTTCATTGCAGCCCAAGTCTGTGGGCCTACAATTCCGTCAGCAACAAGCGAATTAGCTCGTTGCCATTGAATAATTCTAGCTTTAGTTCTCCGTCCAAAAATACCATCTGCTACTAACCCGATGCGTTGCTGCACCAATCTTACAGCAGCGGACTTTGAACCTTTGCGTAACGTACCCGAAAATGGAACGAGCCCGTCCTCTGGTTCTTTAGGTAGGGTAAGCGTTGGAGCTTCTACAATCATTTTTCGAGCAATCAAAGCTCTCAATTCAATCATTGAAAATGATGGATCAACCTTACGTGAGGTCCATTCCTTATGCCCGATCACAGTATTCAATGGATTCCATTGAAATCCGTCACACAGAAAAGCGCACAACTCTACGAGTGCGTCCATCTGAGCCTCGGGTATATCTTCACCCAACCCGTCATTAATAAGAGAAACACCTATTAAACGAGAGTTAGCGCTGATCTTACCGGGACTTGTAGCGTCCCCTACTACCGGATTGTTCTGCTGCATCCGTGTCAACACAGCTTGTAAGCCTCGGCCAGCGTGGTTAGCTTTCACGTTCTCAGCAGTCAACTTGACAATGGTGCCATCACGTTTGATGATGTAGTTGTATAGAGGTCCGGGTACCTTGTTGACTCCTCGTACACACATTGCGATCACGTTGTCGGGATCTGCGTTGCGGTTTGAGGCGGTGTGGTGGACGACTATGCCGAATGGTTTGAGTGGCCGCCCGGTGTTTACTTTGCCGGGGGCATCAACCAGTTTCATCTGGGGCTTCCCAATCGAGCGTTTCTACACTCCAGCCCTGCGTCCATACACCTGATGTGGCGTTAAAGACAGGAGCTTCCCGAACCAACTTTTGATAAGTCAATGGAGGCTTAGGGTTTTCGTCAGACGCATCTTCAGGATAAGTAACAACGGTTTCAGGGGAATCGTCAACTTCGACAGCACGCCAGCGATCTGGCAGAGGATCTCCCACATTCCAATCTGGATGAACAGCTTGGATATCTCCTGAATATCGGGGATAATTCCCTTCTATATCCATGTAAACGATATTCAACATTAGAAAGCACCCAATGTGATAGCACCTGTTTTTGCTGTTGTCGTTGCAGTTATGCTTTGGAATTGATTCGGTTGAATACTCCCCCAAGAAACACCGCTTGTACTAGTTTTAACCCAATCCGAAGTTGCGCTTGTAGCATACGAAGTGTCTGAAGTTAAAACCCACGTCGTATCGTCTACAGCAGGACCAGACCCAGTACCAAGAGTTGCTGTGCCTGTTGTCGAACCATCTGTTTTAACTGCCAATACATAAGCGCCAGTGTTTGTTGTGCCATCTGCATAAGAACCAAACGCCATATATAATATATCTTCGCTATAGCTCAACGCTAGTTGTCGAGGGAACTGGTAGTTGTAGGCATCAGTTATGTCTGTTGCTTGTCGTAAATCGTAACAACGATCAATCGTACCGCTACTGTTGTACCTATAAATAATAGTTCCCATTCGGTTGACAGAACCTTCAGCGTATTGGTAGGTATGGGTCTGCCAAATATTTTCGTTTGAATCAATTACAGGTGTGGTTTGATACCCTTGTTGCCCATTTTGACCAGTTCTATATGTTTCTCGTGACCAAACAATATCGCCGCTAGATGTACCAAACTCATTAATTTTACATAAATGCGTTGAAGAGTCACCGTTGTTCATACATACCAAGTAAAGGTAGTTTCCTTTACCAGTTAATTGGAATGATCCTGTGTTAATAGTCCCTGTGTTTGGGTAATAACAATGAGAATCTTCTGAACCGTGACCGCCCCCATAACGTCTAAAAAGTTGGGCACCACCATTTTGATAGCTGACATTGCTTGTCCCAAAATAAAAATCGTGGTCCTCCCAAATAGAACTGCTGCTGCCAGTAGCTCTCAACCAGTTTCCAGCCGTGTAAGCGTTTTGCGCCCATCCGGGGGTGTAACTCTTAGCATAAGCAATTGCGTATTCGCTACTGCTTTTGGTGAACACAGTATTGAAAACAGCGTTTTGGTAACTTTGTTGAGTCTCATAGAGACGAGAATTGCCTACAAGTATGTTGGAGTCACTAGAAGCAAGAATACCTCTTGGCTCGTTATTGTAGTTACCGCTGTTATTCCAAGGCCACGAATTTAGATACCACATGAAGCCACCGAAGGTATCGGTTTCTTCACTCAAATCTGATTTCATCGTGGCACACCATCGAGGAAATTCAGGGCTTACATTATTTACTTGTCCGCCCCACCAAATTTGGTCAGTTGAACTTCCTGCTGTTCTGGTATTAAACAAGTCTTGGTAATACCAGTTGCCTTGTTCCGTGGCATTAGCGTCAGAAACTCTGTTGATTGTAAAATCAGAGAACAACGCATCAGTTTTAATAAACCAAGCTTGGTAGCCGCCTGCTGCTTTACTTCCATATCCAGCTATATAAACATTTTCGTCGCTATCAACTGCTATACCACTCATATTACGCTGCAAGGCAGAGCCAGAGTCTGAAGTATCTGAACGTATCTCAGCAATAAATGTGTCAGACGCCCCAGAACCTGAACCAAACAATGCTACTTTGAAAGCTCCTAACGGCATAACAATCCTTAGCTAGTGAGCGCAGCGATTTCGTCGTCAGTTAAACCAAGGTCTTTAAGTTTCTGATTACCTGACGCTTTATCGGTAAGCATTTGTTCGTGTGCAGCTTTAGCAGCTTCTTGTTCTTCTATAGCTTTTTTGCTACTAGCTTCTGCTTCAGCAATTTCAGCAGCAGCCAACTCACGATAAGTAACTTCACCAGTTTCACAATTAATTTCTACTGTCTGTGGTCCAGCCATCAATCTTCCTTACGTTTCAAATCCATAAATATAAATGGCAGAACCTTGCCGCCAGTTATTGTTATCAATATCAAAGGTTAGTTCTGTTACCGCAACCATATCGGACGGATACGATGTACTCCATCTGAAGCCTCCCTGCACGACACGGCCACTTTGTCTGCCCAATCCAGTAGCCCCATTTACATTTGTGGAAAACCCTCCCGAGTAACCCAGTTGGTAATAAGTTACTTGACCGCCTTCAGCAGCTTGATCGGGCAAAGGCAAATCGATTTGCCAGCAGCCCATTGATTTATTAGTGCTGCTGTTGTAGCTCCAAGCAGAACCGTCTTGGGGAAATCCTAAACCCATATCAGAATTAAACTCGTTTTGATTGTAATTATTGGCGTAATAGTTGCCAGCATCTTTCCCCATATACCATTCACGACCACCACTTGTATTACTCCATGGATCGCTGTTGATACCCATTCTCATACGCATCGAAGCATCAGCAGAAGCCGTTCCACGTCCAGATATAAAAATACGCAACCACGAATAACCGCTTACATTCATAGACGTAAAGCTGGCTCTAGCGGTTGTGCTATTAGCAAATTCATGTTTCGTAATAAATTTAAGACCGGCCATAACTACTCCTGATAGTACCCGTAGACAGCTATCCAAGAACCAACTTTCCAGTTAGATCCATTGACAGGAGAAAAAGTTAAACTCGAAATCGAGTTGTCTGTCCGACCGGGCCAAGTAACAATCGTGTAAGTCACGTCTTTGTTATCGGTGCTACCGCCCCATCCACTACCAAAACCGGGTGTCGATTCGCAATAAACAGTTATATCCCGTTCGTAGCTCTCAACTTCTTTGGTTGGATTATAAATAATTGCTTTGCCGGGAGTACCCGTCCAATCACTCGCATCAGAAATAAAATCTGCTATGCACATACCAATAATCTGGTTATTGGTTGTCCCATTAATAGAGTTTCCTGTTCCAACAGATGTTGTGTTGCTGGTCCCTATGCCCCAAGAAACACCGGAATTGTTTGTGCCGCCATCTCCGCTTGCACCGCCAGTACCACTACTAGGCACTAGCCGCACTCGGTCATACGCAACGCTGTCGTAATCTGAGAATAGTTGCCAATGGATTTCTAATACTGAATAATCCGTGACGTTAAGACCGGTAAAAGAAATTGAAGCTACTGCTGAACCAGAAACTTCATGTGTTCCTAAAGATCGAAAATCTGTCATGCTTTACCGGCTCTCGTAATCCCCCACAGCGTGACTTTCGCGTTAGTGTCCCAATAGTTTTGGCCTGAACCTTCTGTTATAGTCAAACTCGTAACGGCCGTAGATTCTTGGTCATATTGCATACCGTAAGCTAGCGCACCACCAATCCACGAACTTTCTTGTGCGATACTTGTGCTTCTAGTCTGAAATGGTTTGTGTTTGCTAGTGCTTGTGTACCCATATATTTGAACTTCTTGGGGACAAATAGTGTGGTCATAGCTCTGGTAGTGGTCAGTAGCGTAACCAATACCGTTGAAATAGCCGCTTGTATTACTCCGGTCACCGAATGGTGAACCTGCCGGGTTGGGATCGCCATATGCCCGCGAGATATCGTAACGACGAGAATTAGCTCGGTCATCATTAAAGTGCATTTGCATATAGGTCATGTAAAACCCAGCCCCATCAGGCCAACGGTAAATCTCCGTACCGGAAGTAATCCACAAATCATCATAGGTTTGAGGAATGCTGCTAAAAGTTATGGCCGCTGGATTGCCGCTAATACTTATAGTAGCAATTTTTTCTATAGCAGCTAAATCAGCGCCCCCAGCGGAACCGGCAGCACCTAAGACTGTTGCTTTAAATGCGCCTAGAGGCATCAGTAATCCTTATGCGAAATCTTGGCCAGCTACAAACCCAAACCAACGAGTACCACCATCAACAGTAGTAAACGCTAGAACATCAAACCGGTTAGCAGTAGTCGTCAAAGTCGGAGCAGTCGCAGCAGCCCAAGCCACTGAGCCCGGCCACGTAACTGTGCGTGAACCAGTACCGTCTTGTTTAACTATCAAAGTAAACGAGCTTGAATCACCGGTCGCTACCGGGTTATCAAAGGTTAAGGTCGCATTACCAGTCAATATGACTGAATGAACATTTCCGTTATTCAAATCGATACTAACTGTGCCTGTAACAGTGGCGTTCTCAGCGCACGTTTCCGCATAATCCTTATGCGTAACCGCTGACATGATCTGATCTCCACCGACAACTGCACCTGAAAGAGTGGTGCCCGCAATCGTTGTCCCAGTCAATGTGTTCGACCACGAGGTAGTACCCGGCGTGCCACCATTCATAAGAATCGAGTTGGCAGCGCCACCAGTAGCAGGAGCAGCCCCAATGCCTACCTTTGTTTCCAAAGCAATCAAAGCAGTAGAAGCAGCACCATGCACCTGATCGTGTTCAAAACCTGACGCATCTAAGTCAGTGGAAGACGTAGGGGTAACCTGCGTAGAGGTTGTGTCCAAAGAAGTTGGGTAATTAGCTGTTGGCATTGAAATCTCCTACGGCTTCAAGTCGAGGGTAAAGATGCCAGACGCATTCCATTGAATCTGGAATGTACCTGACGTTGTGCTGAATGATCCCCCGAAATCTATGTACGCAATCAAACGGTCGTTTGCTACCGTGTCGTCGTAAATGACTGCTCCAGTGACTGCTGTCAGCGTAGAGTTAGCCCACGACACATCGTCTGCGTCCCATTTAATTGTGCCTGTCCCGTCGGAACTGCTAGTCATAGCAACACTTGTAAGAGTTTCGCCACCGGCTGTGTACCCGGTACCTGACGCTTCGTTTGTCACATCTGACTTATTCGTGTGAGTTTCAAAGTTCGGGGAGTACCCCGTAAGCGTCAACATGCACTTAAAAGTGTCATTGTCCATATCGAGAGCAAGGTCGTTCTTTAACGCCGCCTCGAAAGTTTCTACATAAAGACCACTAGCCATTGGTGTTACTCGTTCCTTGGATCGGCTTTGGCCTGATCGTTACATCACCGTTTGGTTTTTGCATTCTTTTTCTTCCTTGCGGCGGCAGCAGCCTTTTTACCTTTAGCGGTATAAGGATACTTCTTTCCTTTAACGATAGGCATGATTGAAATGATAGCAGAGAAGCGTAGGGGAGCCGGGAGAAGGGGGAAAACCCGACCCCCCCACTTCTCTTAGGAACTAACTATTAGTTAGCTCCAATGCTGGAGGATGATTCCACTCGTTGCAGGCATTCCTCGCGGAAGCGGCCATAACCAACAAGGTGGTACCAACCGATTGGGTTGAACCGACGCAGGCTGTCAACCACAGGGCCGACAACAATGCTTGGCTCAGGACCAAAGCCAGCGGCACGGCTAAATGCCTTAGCAACACCTTGACGGCCACAGATCAGAGTCTGGTAAACGTCAACGGTGCCAGCGCCGCCGTCAGCGATAAGGCCTGCACGGGGGTTTTCAATGTATTCAATGCCATTGAAAGTTCCGATTGAACCTGCACGCACGGGAGCGCCATCTTGCCGGATTTGGTATTGGATAATGTCGGTTACCGCTGTGTCTCCACGAAGATCGTAGGAAACGTCAGGGTGGATAACCGCCATGTAGTTGCCGTTTTCCCAACCCGGAGCGTTACGTCCACGAAGCTGGGCGACGGCCTTACGGCCTTCGGCAGCGGTGTAAACGTCACCTGCGGTGATGGCACCACGGCTGGTCTGGCCGACGTGAGTTACGTTTGAGCCGCCATTGGCGACATCTGAAACGATTTTGTCAAGCGAATCAGCCATGTTGTAGCCAACAATGTTGGCCGCATCAGCGTCAACATTGAGGAATGAGGTTCCACGCACCTTGGCGGTGGTGATAACAGCGTTACCGTACTCTGCGAGAGTTACGGTTACTGCGCTATCAGTCAACGCTACAGCGGTAACGTCACTGTTTTCAGTGAGTGCCGATGTTGCTTGCGCCATGTCAGCGTAGAACGTGAATTGGACACCCGAACCGTTATGGCTCTGGGCTGTTGAACGAACGTCAGCAACCATCTCGAATAAAGGTTGCGAACGCAAAGCGAAGTGTGCAACCTGATCGAAGGCTGTTGAAACCTGATCGTTCAGCGTCGTTGTGGTTGTATATGCCACTGGTAATCCTTACGGTGAGGATTCCAATGAACAAAGGGCTAAATTACTGCGAAGCTCCCCACAAGTAACCCTCCGACTCCATCAAAGAACGGAGTTCATCTTCTGAAGTTGTCGCTCTGATTCGAGCGTCAAGATCAGATTGAGTTACAGGTTCTCCACCTTCCCCGGCTGCTGTGATACGTTGCTCTGCTTGGAGTGCATTTTCAATGGCAGGGGAGGGGTTAGATGTCGGAGTATCTCCTCCAACGAACCCGGCTGCTTCCGCTTCCTGACGGATAGCTTCTGCATCCATTTCCCCATCATAAGCCTTTACAAAATACTTAACTCTAGCGTCATCAAGATCAAG